GGTTGACATATACACCGACGCCAAACGGCGAATTCCGGTGTCTTCAAATCTTTTTACAGAAGTTATATACGAACCATCTTCTGCAAGGAACGTCATAGCAAATCCGCTATATGACTGGTCTATGCCTAGCCAACAATTTTTGTTGGGTGTAAGGCCGGGTCCAAATGTTTTAACTTTCACGGAAACATCCGCTCACCACGGGAGCGGAATGCTAATCCTGAGGTTCGTCGAGTAAGTTCACGGCTAACCAAGGATGTATCACGCTCAACGTTATTTACCATAACTTCGACTAGTTTTCTATAGTTATACCGGGCCATGTAAACTTCTTTTAAATCTTTAATTCTAGGTTCAACAGCAACCTTTGCTTTTATCAAAGTCATAGTGTCTTTAGTTGCTTTACCGTTGTAGTGCTGCAGGAACAAAACGCTTTCCTCTTGGTCTAAGTCTTGCTCTGCGTTTCGTTCGTCAATAAACGCACACGCTAACTGCGTTGATAAGAAGTTGTTATACGCAGTTAACCTAGAAAAGATATCCATAAGTTCTTCATCCGCTACTTCCGTAATATCAATTGGAAGTTTAGGAGTATCCATTTGCATGGATGTTCGAACTTGTAATCCCTGGTTGCCCAGGGTTTGAATAGTAGGAGTACCGTGACTGGTACTAATTTCCATTTTTTGCATTTAGTTGCTCCATATGGTGGTTACAGCTGCGACATCCTGCCGCACCGTTAATATTACAGTCAGGCATGACCCCAGCGCTAATCGAGTCAACAATCATCTGGGCTGCGTCAAACAACGGCTGGATACCAAAATCACTCTTTTGGATTACAAACTCTTTTACATCTTGGGTTGCCTTGGATTCGTAAAGAACCAGGGCCTCTTTTGGCGCATCTTCATAACCTATTAACTCCATGAGCTTCATGTACATCTGGGCTTGCTGGATGTGGGTGTAGAACGGCGTTTCTACATCTTTCCAAATCTTTTCAAAATTCCCATCGTGTTTAAAGAACAGGTCTGGAGTTTCCCAACGAAAAGTGCCAATGCCTACAGACTTAATTTCTAAAAGAAGGGGGTCGTTAAAATCAACTAACCAGCCATCTGCGTGACCTGAGATTCGTAACGGTTCGTAATAAAGCGGTACTTCTAAGTACTCATATGCAGACGCAGGTGCCTCTGGGTCATGGTCGTTAGGGAGTCCAAAGAATACGTCTCCGCACTCTAAGCATTCATACTTACCTTTTAAACGGCCCATCTCTTTAAACCAAGTTTGCCAACGATGGTGAATATGGTGTCCTTCGTCAAACACCATGGCTTGTTTAAGGCTGGCTTTGTATTTAGAAGGTGCTGGTTCTGCGCCCTGTAACTCAAAGTAAGACGCTCGATAACACCAATCATCTTTTACCATTGCAGACGGATGCAGTACATCAGTTCGACGTGATGTATCGGCTGGTTTAGAAAGTAAAAACCGTTCTACCGACCCAAGAACTCTAGTGTCAACCTTTCCTAGGTCAACCAGTTTCTTAAGCGCTCCCGTTGGCTTGTATGTCATTTATTATTCCTAACCCATTCTTCTAGTGTGAAACCTTTTTTCTCCGCTTTTCTGCGAAGAGCGTTTCTTTCTCTGTGAGAAAGTCCGCCCCAGATTCCATGTTGTTCGTCATTGCCCTCTGCGTACAGAAGGCACTGTACTCTAACAGGGCACTCTGACAAACCGTCGCGTCCAAAGCAGACGGCTTTAGCTTGGTTAGCAATTGGTTTATATAAATCTTTGTCTCGTGGCGGGAACCACATCTCGGTGTCCATGCCTTTACATTTGGCATCGTAACGCCACTTTTCTACACCTTCGTCTTCGTACAAGAGCACTCCTGGAGATATTGGCGCAGTTCCAGGAAGTCGTCCTCAGTTAACAAAACGTAATTTTCACCGTTGAGATGAAAGCCAAGGACAGGCATTCGACTGTCAAGAATTGCTTCTTTGACAATCTTTTCAAGAACCGCAGCCTTAACGGATACGGAGGCTTTGCCCGTCCACTTATGCTCTATGAGCAAATCTTCTGAACGTACATCGCCTTTTCGACTCCAAAAAGCTCCGCTTCCAGCATTACGCTTTCCGCCAACTTTCTTAGCGAGTCGGTCCTCGTGCTTCCTTGACTCCTTCTGTCCTTTACTCCTCGTCATTGTCTGGTTCCACTACGTACTTAGACCCAGCCTTGACAGTTTCAAGAACCTCCTTCTCCAGTGATTCTTTTAAGTCAATCTCTTCTCGTATTGAGCTAACCATAGCATCTGCGCCCTGCCACTGCCGTTCGGCATACCGGTAATAGGCTCCTGCGCGAGTTATGACCTTATTTATGATGCCTAGCGCAACAATCTCCTTAGCAAAGTCATACTCGCCAGGCAGAGCGTTACCTCCGTCAGCAAAGTAAAAATCTACAAAAGCAGTCTGTGATGGTGGGGCGGATTTGTTCTTCAAGGTGCGAACCTTGATGGTCTGGCCTACTCGACGTTTTTCTTGTCCTGAGCCAACCTCAATCCAATCATCACGTTTAATTTCAATACGTGTAAAGAACGCATAATCTTTTCCTTGCCCACCTGGAGTTGTTCGTGGGTCTCCATACATGACGCCAATCTTTGAACGCCACTGATTAATTAACAAACCAATAAAAGGACGCTCTGGTTGAGTTAATGAACGCTTTGATGCTTTTCCAACTTTGCGGAAGAACTTATTTGTGAGTAAAGCTCCGCGTCCAACAGTAGCTTCTTCCATTTCTTTCTCGTCTTCGGTTGAAGGAACCAGTGCGGGTAAACTGTCAATAACAATACAATCAATTGTTTTAGACCCAACAATTTCAATAACGGCACCATATGCTTCTTCCATTATATTTGTAGAAATTACATACACTCTAGATGGGTCAACGCCACAAAGTTCAGCGTAACCAGGAACCCACTCTTCTGCTGCAACCCACACGGTTGTAAAGTTAGGGTCTTTCTTTTGATTGGCAGCAATTGTTTTTAAAGCAATAGCAGTCTTTCCATTACTTGCTTCACCAACTAATTCATGCCATTGATTTGCCGGCCAACCACCGCCCAAGGCAACATCAAGAGATAAAGAGCCAGAAGTAAAACGATGAGGAACTTCTACTATCTCTGAGCCAAGAACAACGGTGTCTTCGCCAAATTTTTTATTTATCTTTGCTAATACTTTTGCTAGGTCTGCGTTCATTACCCCAGCTTACCAATAATTTCAGTAGGGTTCCAACCGCCAGTTTCTACTTGTTTTGCGGCTTGAGTTGGGCCTTCCAAAGGCACGCTAATACCTCTACCCATTCCACTACCACTCTGTTGAAGTGGATACCCGCAGTCGTAACAGCGAGGTCTTGAATCTCCAGTGCCTGAATAGTTAACGCTGTTACATCCTGGACAACGTGGAGTAAGTGGTACTGGTTGTTGAGTTGGAGGAAGTGACGGGGACTGTGGCATTACAGGACGAGCCTGCGGTTGTTGTACTGGAGCGGGTTGTTGCCCACCTAATTTTTGAGCCCACCAGTTATTACTCATTCATCTTTTCCTTCCATGAACATCAGTCCGTGATTTTCGTTAGCCAATCCTAACTCAAATGCTGCGGAAAATGCTGCAACCACTGCAGCAAAAGAAACTTGACGATACAAGCCTTCCATAATCTCTGGGTCCAGGTCGGCTTCTAATACCTCTTCATTTTTAAAGTCTTGTAATTGAATTGTGCTTATAGCCTTTGCATTAATGGATGCAATCATGTCTATAAAAGGCATAAGTGGGACAACCGCATCAATACGACGTTCGCTGGCTTCTTTCTCAAAATCTTCGCCCTCTTGACTTACCGGCATCAAACTAAAGGCTTTGACTAAATCGTTTACATCTTCAATACCAAGGTCATAGCAATACCAGCGTATAAGAGTGCTGAGCGGAACTTTATCCTGTGATATTTCAGCAACAAGTCTTGGCGCTTTATTGCGCTTCCAAAACTTCCACTTCATTTTGCCTCTCCCCAACGCTGTACAGTTGTGATGTCTGCAATTAAAGGTACGTTCAAAAGGTTGATTCCTTCCATAGCCTCTCTAATTGCGTCCTCGGTTTCAGTTACCAAATGGTCTGGTGTAAGGGTAACTAGTTCGTCGTGGACGGTCAACAACAGGCGAGCTTCCTGGGGAATCATGGCGTGGGCTCGAACCATGGCTACTTTAATAATATCCGCGGCCGAACCTTGGATTCTAGTGTTAAAAGCTTGACGTTCAGCTGCAGCTCGAAGACCCCGGTCGTTTGAGTTAATCTCAGGAAGATAACGCCGACGTCCAAGAAGCGTGTAAACAAATGGAGGGTTGCTGGCTCTAGTTACCGCTAGTACCTTCAATCGATATTTGCTTACAGACGGAAAGGTCTTAGAGAAGTCATCTAGTAGTTTTTTAGCATCATTGACTGAGCAACCTATTTGGCGCGAAATCTTGTCAGGCCCTACGCCGTAAGCCATAGATAGAACAAGAACCTTTCCAGCCTTACGGTCTACGCCCATAACCTCGCCAACGGTTGTATAGATGTCGCGTTTGTTTAAATAGTTATCTAACATAATTGGGTCCTCTGACATAGAGGCAATAATGCGTGGTTCAATCTGTGAGTAATCCGCAACCACAAGTTTGTAGCCTGGTGGAGCGTAGAACAGGTTACGAATTGCTTTACCGTTCTCACTAGCCGATGGGTTAGGAATGTTTTGAAGATTAGGATTACGACTAGAAAAACGTCCAGTCTCCGCACCATGTTGTACAAAGTCGCAGTGGATTCGTTTGTTAATTAAAAGACTTTCTTTATGCTCAATCTTAGTTTTGCCACCAGAGGTACGGGTGACGTCTCCGCCCATATATGGAACAACATAAGTAGTAAGCAACTTATTTAAGTCTGAATAAGTAAGCAGTGCGGTAACTAATGGGTCACGGTCTCTATAGGCTTCAAGTGCTTCGGCAGAGACTGAATAGTCCGAATAGTCCAACTCTTTGCCTGCAGCATCACGCTGCTCTCCTCGAAGCGTAAGCATCTTAGGAGGAAGTCCTCGGCCACCGTCCTTCTTAGATGAATACAGAAGGTACTGTTTTTCCTGATTGCTATTAATATTGAACTGTCTACCAGCCGTTTTAAATATTTCAGCCTTGGCTTTTTCTATATCCTCTAAAAGTTTTTCGTACAAATGTTCGAGAGCTTCTGTGTCAATAGGTGCTCCGGTCAGTTTCATAGCACAAAGGACAGCAAGCACGTCCATCTCTAACTTCATAATCTTGTCTACTTTAGACTCGGTTATGCGAGGCGCTAGATTTTTCCATAGTAAAAACGTGTACTTGGCGTCTAGATACGCATACTTGGCTACGTCTTTAAACGTGTGCTTCTCTACTGCAGCACCTACGCCCTTGACCATGTGATACCCGAACTCACGCTGTAAGCAGTCGTCAAGACCAACTTTATTTTTATTACGGTTATCTAAAACAAAAGAACCAATCATCGTGTCAAAGTAAGGACCAGATGGGACGCGACCTCCGTAGTACTTTGCTACAGAAGTTAAATCAAAAAGTAAGTTGTGACCAACGGTTAATATCTTGTCATTAAAGAACAGAGGCTCTAACGCCTTAAAAACATCTGCTGGAAATAATTGAGCGGGTGGCTCTGAATAAACGTATGTTGCTTTCTTAGCATCTCGAGAGTAATCGCTGGGACGAGCGGGTAGCCCCTTTTCTACCCGCTTTTCGCCCTGGCCGGTTAATGGATAAATTACTTCAAGTAACTCTCCATTAGGGTGACCCATAGGAATTACGTCTGCCCTCCCGTGTGTGGCGAGCGTAATCCAAAGCACTTCGTTGATAGGAGTATCACCACGTCGGTCACCGACGGTCTCAACGTCAAAAGCAAACGCATCTTGCGTTAGGTAGTAAGCAACTACTTCGTCTAATTGTTTTTTATTCGTGATGATGTTCATATATCCCCCTTAAGGTCTAAGGACTGAGGATTACAGAAAGGGGGTCAAATTAATCCTCAGCCCCTAGACATCTAGTTTGCTAAGCCAGCAACGAGTTGGCAATTTCTTCCAACTCAGCCCATGAATGAGTTTTGATGTCATCCTTGGTAAAGCACTTCATTTGTGCGATTGCTGCTTCAGCTGCTTCGGCATCAATGCCCCAATCTTCTTGGAGGTCACGAGCCTTGATTGCGTTAAGGTGATAAACAGTTTGCTGCATCTTTCCTGTACGAGAAATCGCCCAGAAGTTCTTGTTCAAAGGACCCTGTGGTGAGAAATGTGCAGAGTGCAGTGTCTTATAAAGACGTGGAGTTGCAATCAACATTTGACGCTGTGCTCCGCCTGGAACACTGAGATTGGCAACTGTAAATGCCCGCTTATCTTCTGGCTTGCTTCCAAGCTTTGTTGCTAGCGGGTCGGTTGGTCCAAGGGAGATGTAAGAACGGCGTCCTACAGTCTTCTGTTGGAGGAAGTGTTGCTTGTATGTAGCAAATGGACCATCTGGGTCCAAGAACTTAATGACTTGGAAATCTTCTCCAAGTTTCATTTCAATTGGGAAATCACCTGCAGAACCACTTAGTTTTTCTGCTGCTTCCCAACCTGACTGCACTGCATTTGTTGTAGTGCCTACTGGACGGTCTTCAATTGCGAAGGACTCGTTCTCAGTGATGTATGCGTCCGCATTAGGGACGGCTGTACGGTCGACTGCCATATATTTCCTTTGTTAGTTAGTTTCTGTTGTTTCCGTTTCCGATTCGCGGATTTTATCCCACGACTCGGCAATCTCGTTAATGAGTTGCCGATGTAAGGCCCAGTCTATACGTTTGGCGTGAAGAATTCCCGCCTTAGTAAATAACTCAACCGTCATCTCAATCATTGGACGAGTGTACAAGCGCCTACCCAACACCTCCTTACCGTTTTTGTCAACTGTAGACGGCAAACGGTAAGGGGAGGTTGGTAAATAACCTTCTGTCATCCATGCACGTAATGTTATGACAGGTCGGCTTAAGGCTGTCGCTAACGCCCCGAGAGTAAACATCTCAACACTTTTTCCGTTAGGTAGTGTTTTGATAAAAGGTTTTGCGTCCCAAGTTACATCCTCGGGTAGTTTCTCAACCTTTTCGCGGCGCTTGCGTTTGCTGCCAGGATAATAGTTATCTAGGTCAGCAAATGCTTTATCGATGAAGTCGTCGGTCATACTACGAAAGCGTAAGAGACCTTTGATGGGAACATTGCGTCAATATCTTCTTCGGTGAGGTCACCGCGATAAAAAGACGCCATGATTTCTGCTTCATCTAACATAGGAACCATCTTAATGCACTGTTCCTTTAGATTTTTTTCTCCAAGAATTTTTTCAGCAACATCCATATCTAAAGACTTAGATACCTTGCGTTGATGTGTAATTTTTTCAGTTCCTGTTATTGGGTCATTGACCTCAAGAACTATATGCCCCCGACCGTCTACCTCGCCATATTCTTTTAGACTGGCGACAAGACGCTCTTTGATTTCTTTTTGACGGTTTGTAAGCAGGTTAATTTCGTCTTTAAGTGCGACGAACTGCTGTACTTCTTTTTGAAGTGTTTGTTGGTTTAACGACATGTTCAACCCCTTTCAGGGTAGAACTTAGGGGATTAAAACCCTACTTGTCAACCTCGGCTAGGTAGGCTTCGAGCGCCTTGATTATGATGCTGGTCACAGTGACCTTCTCAAGGGCAGCCTTCTTCTGGACGGCTGTCCACAGCTCGTCGGACACGCGGATAGTGCGTGTGGGGGTCTTAGGCGCGTTAGGCATCCTAAAATTATACCGAGGTAAGGCGTAAGAACCCGCTTAAACTACCCACGCTCATGGCTACCCCGCCATTTTCGTCTATACCCTCGCCATCTAAGACTGCGTTGGCTATAGCGTTCTTCTGCTGGAGCATCTCATGCTGTCTAATCTCAATAGAGCCAGCCACTAAAAAGTCTTGAATAACAATACTTGGCCACTTCGAAGAGGCACGTTTGATGCGACCGTTGCGTTGAGTGGCTAAACCAGCAGACCATGGCAAGTCAAAGTTGATGAGCAAGTTAGCGGCTGGCAGGTCTACGCCGTAGCCTCCGGCGTCACTGCTTATTAATACTCTGGTCTTTGGGTCTGTATTAAAGGCGATTTTATTATCTTCTTTTGTTTTAGCGTCTAACTTACCTGAGTAGGTTCTACAGATATCTGGGCCTAAGGCCTGTGACATCTTTTCTAACATATCGACGTAAGTTACAAATATAACTACTTTGTTATCTTCATTCTCTTCTAAAAACTCTTGGACGTATTTAATTAATAGTTCAAACTTGGGAGCTGATGTAAGTCCGTCTAGCAAACCTTCTTGTCTAAGCTCGTATGCGTACTTAGACCCAGACCCGGTCATCATGTCGTAGTTGCGAGCGCTAGTGTGTAGTAGGTCAGGGTGCACGCACAACATCTTTAAACAACCAACCTTGGCCATGATGCGCCCACGAATTTCGTCTGCCTCACCTCCGCGAGCAGATTCCAACCCGTAGTGAGCAAAGATATTAAACCCAGAACCAAAAAGGTTTTGAGCGTTGTCTAAGTCTTCTAATAAATCGTTGAGAATCTTTTGATACAACTTCGCGGCTTTGCGGTCTAACGTAATAGTTATTGGGTCGTTGTGAATAGAGTCAGGCAAATGAGGTGCTACATCTGGGTCTTTCTGTGATTTACGAACACAGGCTTCTTTTAGTTTTTCATGGAGCGTGGGCAGATTTCTATAACGGTCTACGCCACCCCACCCGTTTCTAACAATGAAAGCCTTATCAAAAATGTCAAATCGTCCTAAGACTGAATCATCTACAAACTGCATAATGCTAAACAATTCTTCTGGCTTTCCATTTTCAATAGGAGTACCAGTAAGGGCAAACTTAAATGGGGCGCCGGACAACCGCTTAGTTGTCTTAGACCGCTTTGATTTAAAAGATTTGATTGCCGTTGCTTCATCTAATACAACAAAACCTCTAGGAAGATTCTTTATGACATCCCAATCGTTAACTACCTGTTCGTAGTTCATGATGATGTAGTCAACGCCTGATTCACGCCAGTTCATAGCCTCTGCGTACTGCTTTTGACGCTTTGCTGGGGTGCCGTCTATGACAAGAGCTTTTGAAGTGTTCTCTGTAAATTTTTCTATCTGGTTCTTCCATTGATACTTAATACTGCTAAGACATACAACAAGGCCTGGCTCAGTAATTTTTTTCTGGTCCATAAGCCGTTCAATGGCAGCAATAGTTAAGACCGTCTTACCTAAACCAAGGTCATAGGCAACAAGAACCTTGCGGCGTTTACACATAAGGTTAACGGCCTCAGGTTGATAAGGAAGTAATTTACCCTTGAATGTCATGGCGTAACTCTTCCATATGGAAGTCCACCGTCGTCTTTAATACGTTTAAATCTGAGTTGTTGTGAACGTAAGCATCAAATTTATAATCGTCTAAATCAACCTCTGAGATGTGGTCATTGACAGCAAAAACATATGGACGAACTACTCGCCACATATGACCCTCGCAAGACTTGACGTACTCTGCCTCGTTCTTAAAACGAACATCAGTAATTACATAATCTTGATATGGGTTTTCAAATATTTTGTTTAACACAGTCTTAACCCAAATGTGTTCGCCCATGTGCTTTCTAGCGGCAACACCTAGGTTCTGTAGTTGACGACGAACCTCTGTGTCTTGTTTAGCCTCGTCCCAACCAACACGGTCAACCGCGTCTTGAACACGACCAGTAGGGCTGCAGGCAGTTATAACGTTCATGTCGTACAAGATGTCCCTAATCGCATCGGCAAATGCAACGCGAGTAAAGTTATAGTCATTCACAAGGATTTCAGCAACCGTGTCTTTTCCAGAACGGGCATAACCAGATAAACCAATAATCATTAGAACTCAATCCCTATCCAAAAGAAGCCAAGGTCCATGTCAAAAGACCACTTGCTGATACGAAACCCCAATCCAAATCCCCTAAAACTAAACCCAATAGAAATCCATTTATCAAATACTCGAAACTCTTTGTTCATGACAACGCCCTTTCTCCGTAGACTGAGTGCTTAGCTTTTTCAAGACCTTGATAAATCTCGGACTTGCTCATACCGCCTATATCCTTCACGTCAATGCCCGAGTAGTCAAAAAACCGCACCTCAAACCCTAATCGGATTGACCAGTCAAGTATGGCTTTGGATGAATCCCTACCTGCCTCATCGTTGTCCATAGCCACCACAACGGCCTCAGCGCCCCGAATTAGGTTTATCTGGGTTTTAGAGACGGCTGAGCCGAACGTAGAGATGCCTCCCAGAAGCCCTACAGAGGCCATACGAGCCACGTCCAGCGGAGACTCGACCACAACCATGGTCCCGCCTTGGTACTGACCGTATCCGAACAGGCTGAGGCTTTTATTGACCCCTGTCGGATAATTCCTAAAATACCGATTTGCACCCTTTTCCTGCCAACCCCAGAGTTTTCCAGAAAGGGGGTCGCGGATTGGCAGAATCCAGCAACGCTTAATCAGGTCCCACTGGACGCCGTATAAACGGGCAGCCTCTAAGGTCAATCCGCGAGACCGCAGTTCCTCTTCAGGCGGGTCTACAAAAGCGGCAAGGTTTGCCTCTGTTAAATCTGTGACCTCTTTGAGAACAGGCTCTTTTTTGCGGATGGCCTTGTCCAAAGCTTTGGTTAAATCAACTCCATCTGTCAACCATGTTTTGGCAGACTCAAAGTCAATCCCTTGAACGTATTCGATTAGAGAAGTGACACTTCCCTTGAAGTGACAAGAAAAACAAAAATGCGCTCCAGTATCTGCGTTAATCCACCACGAAGGATTTACATCTTCTTTGCCAGTCCGCTGAATGTGAGCAGGGCAATGACCTTGGATTTCAAATCCATTAATTCGTATAACCTCAACACCTAGTCGGTCAAGCAGGTCTTCCATATCCTCAACGGTCATAGTCAGCCTTCTTGTGCTTAACCTTACGACTGTAAGCCTTCTTGCTTTTTACTGGCTGTGCAGCGTTTGAACGACGTAGTTCAAGAACTCGTTTAATGCGCTCTAAGTTTGGAAGTTTCATAGGTCGGTTGCATCCATTTCACGGAATCGACCCTCCGACCATTGCCACTCAAGAGTTACTTCAGCAGGTCCAGAGTTACGGCTAGCAACAACCTTTAGAAGACGGGTGTCCTCTACGGCCTCGTCTTCGCGCTGTAAACCAAGGATTATGTCAGCATCTTGGAAAAAGGAAGATGAGTAACCGATTGAGTCTGCAGTTACATTTCCTTTTTTCATCTTCCAAGTAAGAACCTGAGTTGAGATAACGATTGGCTTATTGAAACGCTGTGCCAAACGCTTTAGTCCACGAGTGATGTTAGTCAACGCCAACGGTGTATTTGCTTCCCCGGTCTGTTCGTCGACCATCAAGTACACACCATCAATAAAAACAATATCTGGTTGCAGTGTTTGAATCTTTGCAGCAATACCTGAAACTGTTGAACCTGCTGCTGAGTCAACTAACCAAAACTTATGCTGAACCTTCTCCAACCCCTCAAGAATCTTCTTGTAACGTGACTCTTCTTCTGGAGTTAAAGTTCCTGTCATTAAACGCTGGTGTGAGACAAGAGCACGCATAGCATCGTAACGAGCCTCTTGTTCCATATTGCTCATTTCAAAAGACTGAAACATAGGCACTTTCTTTTGCTCACGGTGAATGTTCAACGCTACCTGCAAAGCAAGAGTTGATTTACCAGTCTTTGGTGGAGCAATGATTACTACTAGTTGACCATCTTGCAATCCACTAGTTGCTTTATCAATAGTTGGGAATCCTGTTGGCAATCCACGCAATCCGTTTGGCAGGTTCTTGCG